GGCCCGCTATCGGTCGTCATGTCGGCGTACTTGTCAAGTTGCTGCGATAGTGCAGGATAAATCTGCTGCATATTGGACTGGTCGCGTTGCTTATTTGGTTTTCTTGCACTGCCAACCTCAATCGTGCAATCGGTTTCGCCAATGATTACATCTTTATCAGCGTTGGCGAAATGTTGGTCCCATAGATATGCGCCAGCGTCACCAAGTAATGCCTTCACATCCTGACCTTCAATGCCGCCAAAATAGGCAAATAGTTTTTCGAGTTGTGATGCCTCGGTCAACCACTCTTCTACTTTCGTAGCCATGTGGTCTGGACGAATGGATAGTTTCTCGTCTTTGGTCCTTACGCCAGTAGCGGTCCTATCCATAGAAGGTCCGGTCATGCCGTATAGCAAATCAGCCAAACCAACTCGTTTATCAAAGAGGCCAAATAGGTAGTCGAGAATGTGCCACATATCTGCCTTAATGTCCGGTTGACCCAAGTAAGATATGACCTTATTTATGTCTTGGTGGATATTTGGGATTGCCAGGATTAACTGCTCGTCACCACTTTTGAGTACAGATTCCACGTCGGCCTGCGCACTTTTGAGTATTGCAATCACTTCACGACTGCTATTCCACGCCTTATTAACCAACGCGCTGAATATGATATTCATTGCTGTCAGTTCGCCAAGTCCTGGCGCGATTGGTGGGATTGGCCATGCAGAACCGATATTGCGATAGAAGTCAAGCATAGCTACCGGCCAACGACTGTCGGCCCAAGTCGGTATTGGCCATGCAAACATCTCCGCCACTTCTTCTTCTGTCGCTTCTTCTAAGACACCCTTTGGTGCGTTAAGTGGCGAAGGGTATCCGTTGCAAACTGCGATGTAAGCATAATCGCCTACTATCTCGTCGAACGCAGATTCCAACACCTTGGATACGCCAGTCAGTCGCGTTCCGACCCCACCAAGACTCCAAATCTCCCACCATGTGCATAGATCAAAGGTTTTGCCAGTATGCAGGCCATTAGGTGGATTGCCCTTATTAGCAGCCTGAGTCTCGGACATTTGAGAGTTGCCCGGCTTATTTCGCAATGTACCAAACGGCAAATCGTAAAGTCGTTCAACTATCCAGTGTGGAGTGACGTGTTTTCGTGCAATCCACTGTGCCTCCCCAAATACCGCCGAGGTGGCATCTGGGTCGATCAGCAGGTTATCGACCGAATCGTACTCCAGTGTGGTAATGCGGTTCTCTGAGCCTGGTCGTGAGTATATCGTAGGCCATAAAAGCCCACGACCCTTTACGAGTGCTTCGGTAACGGCGTCTTCACCTGCCTGCTTCAATCCGTCGCGGGGCTGCTCCCTTGCCGTGTAGTTCAGATACTTCTCAACTAAACCACATCTGGTTTTATTTCTTGAGCTACGCAACTGCTCTCGCATCATTTCCTGTTGATAAATCTGAACAACATTAGGATCGTTCGGATCACCAAAATCTGCTGGTGTAAATTCAGTAGGATTGTATGGTCGGCAGTTTCGATTTGGATTACGGTTATAAACCAACGGTCCAATAACAGCTACAAATTCAAATGCCTTCTGCAAACAGATTTGAAACTTAGGCTGGATTGAACCCTTTAGATATTTATTCCGATACTTTTGCGAGTACATGAAGTCCACACCGCCAGAGTAGAAATAATTGCACTGGTCGGCAATGTCTTGAAATTTCTCTTTCTTATCCTTGATGGCTAGATTGATCTTATTCATCCAACCATTTTGGATCGGTCGCAATAGTTCGTATTTATTCTGTTCGCTTTGCATGTTTCACGGTTCTTTCCGCTTCTTCAATAGCTCGAAGATTGGCATTTACCTTTTGAAAGGTCCAACCTTCGCCAGTGAAATTGGTCATTTCGACGGCTAACGCCTTTGAATCACTGCCCATTTCTTCGCGTAGTGTCTTGAGGTACGCTCTGGCTTCTGCCACGGTCTTTTCTGTTGAGACTAATTGTTCTGTTGGTTCGTCACCTGACGAATCAATGATTTTTGCCGTTTCCTCAAAGCCGGGCATGTAGCTCCATGTTCCGTTTTCGAATTTTGAATTGGAGTGCTTTTTCAGATACGGATCATTCTTGTATCGAACACCCAATAGACAGTGTGGAGCACGTTGATCTCGACCAAAAACCGTTAGGTCGAGGAGCCCGTAGTCGTCGCCACTCGTGACAATGGCAACTGCTGGATCTCTATTTTCGTCTCCGGCTCTATGCCAAAAACACATTCGATTCGTTGGTATGGGGGTCGTAAAGCGTTCCATGAACAGTTCTCCTTAGTAGTTAGCCGGTACTGCGCCAGCACCTAGATAAATGGTAGTCGATTCTGATTTTTTGCTTTTGTTGCGTAGTTGTTGTATTAGCAGATGGGCTGGTGATTTTTTTCGTTCTTCTGGTGGAGGCATAAAGAATTGTGGTTCTGATGCTCCGACATACGCCATCGCGTCCATCAAGTGGTCGTCTTTCTTATTGACAATTTCGAGTATGTCATCCCTCGTTACCTTCTTGCTATACAGAACAAGCTCATGCTGATGGTACGGTGTTGTCTCTGTGAATATGCGAAACTTTGTGGTTCCACTAATTCGCGGTTCCATCATTTTTCTTACAGCCATGTTCCTTGCACCTGGATCATCGCAACCCTGCATGAAACCGCTGTTAGTTAGGCGACTTTGTATTCCTTCGTTTTCAAATGCTTCTGAATACTGTTGGGCAATAGTAGTCCCAACTCCAATATGAGTCTGGCGTCCGGCCTTCATGTCGAAATAGAAAGCATGGTACTTTCGATCGCCCATTTTCTTTCTAATTTCGGTCGCCATATCTTTTGCAGTACCACGCTGCATGTATATTTCATCGTAGACAATGAAGTAATCGCCAACGTCTGGCGGTGGTACTGCAATAAAACTCACTGCTGAATGGGTGTGTCCTGGGTCAATACCTAGATAACACGTCCATTCGTTGGGGACGCGGTAGTTGGTTTTCGACAATACTTTATCTAGCCTGTCGTCAGGTCGTTGTTTGCACGGTATGCCGTGTAAATCAATATCGAAGTTTGGATAAACGAGTGAATCGCCAGTTAAGAACTCACCGGAGTCGCGGGCACGGAGGACGTTTTCTCCAGCATTAGCCCATGCTTTAACTCGCTTTTGCTTGGAGTCTTCCGGTATGTAAGGATTCTTCGTGAATCGCAATACTATTTCAGATACATCTGGGCTTTCTAGGTCTTTCTCGGTTTCGGCTCGTTTTGACATCTCACGCAAAGCATAATTGTTGTTGTGTGGCCATGCCGACCAAATCAGTCTACCGCGTACTTCAGCAAGTCGAGCCTGCCATTCGTACACGTCGCCCGGTTGTGCTATGTCTTCGTCGATCCACAACACATCAACATTGACGCCCTGCCCTGCCGCACCCTTTGACGAATAAGCCTCTATGGTCGAACCATTTTGCAATCGCACAACAGAGAATACTCGTTTACCAGCGTCCAGAAAGGCAGTCTCCTTAATGAATCGTTTTGGGATAAGTGGCGACGAAGGTTTTACTTCATCTTCTCGCTCTAAGTCTTCCTGTTCCCACGGTCGCCATACTCGAAATTTGTGTGTTTCCTTATCTTTAATGACCTTGAACAAACCGGGCTCGAACAAGAATCTGTATATTCTCGCAATGTGTGTTGCGTCGTATCCAATGACCCATATCATTATTGGTCTATCAGTAGGATACTTAAATGGTATTGGCTTATTGTTGTTGTCGAGTAGTGGTATACCTAATGCCGCTGACGCCGTTTCGATAGCACACGCGACAGTTTTACCACTCCGGTTTCCGCCCCTGATGATTCGTTCAGACGCAAGTGATAGAAAGAACGGTAACTGATTGGGCAGTGGGCGAAATAGACGTATCGCCTCTTGCTCACGCTGCTTAGTTTCGGCAGCGAATCGCCGTAATTGCTTTGCAGATATATCAGTTAGTTTTTGCATTTCGCAAACATTTCTGGTGGCAAGGCTTTCATTGCTATCTTGAGCATTTCCTTGCTTAGTTCTTCGTCAGACATACACGTTATGTCTGGTGCTGAGTCGCGGTGTTCAGTGCTGTATTTGATTAAGTCAACAACATCTTTGATTGCACGAAGGGCTTTTACTGATCCTGGCGAGTCAAGTACCGCCATCATAATCTGTTCGTGCCACAGATCGCACAATTCACTAACGCCGCCAAATCGCTCGACCATGCCAGCGTCAATTTCAGATATGTGAGTTGCGGCTATCCCACCACCCCTTACTTGTGCCACCAATCGTTTTGCGAAGTTTTTTGCAACTGGTGTTGGTTTATCCCCTCGGCATTTTTTGCAAGCGTCGTACTCAATACCATCAGACATAAAGGACTTTATTGATCGCTTCTTTAGGCAGATCGGACATTTTTTATCCGACGATTCTATGATAATATCTGGAGCAATCACTAGATCATTCATTATACTCACGATGGGTTAGATACCCTCGACTGAAGTTGACGTGCAGATGCATCAATCAATTCGCCAACATCAACTCTTTTGTATTCTGAGTTACCGCCAGACTTGAGTGCGTTTTTGAATTTCTGTGCAACGTCGCTCGCGGTTATGCACACTGGTTTCGATACGTTACGCGGCTTCCAATGTCCTGCCCACGACGACCATGCGCATTGGATTGGGTTGTAGC